GTTTTTAGATTGCGGTTAGTTGTTGTTGTGATACCTGCCGGAGTAATCCTGAGTTGTCCCAGTCGACTGGTGTGCCGATGTCCCATGCTAGTGGTGCTGGGATGTAACCGATGACGTCGACTAGGTTGTCTGGGTCTGTGTGTGCATACGCTAAGACGATGACACGGTCGAGTGTGACGTAGTCTTCCTTGACCAGCAACGGGTTGTGTGGTGACCGTATGCGTTTGACCTCGATGTTCACTCCGACGTCTGGTTCGTGTTTGTGTAGGTGGTGGTGTGTGGCGGGCCACCATGAGGCGTGCCAGTACCTGTTGAACGCTTTCGCTGTTGCCAGTTCGCATCGTGTGGAGGCGTACATGGCGACAGTGTTGTCTTCCATGCGGTCACTGTTGCGGGCGTACGCTGGGGCGTCACCGCGGCCGGTGTTCATTTCGTTGCGTTTGTCAGCGACTAGGCGTGCGAGTACTAGGTCTGAGTCGTTCAGTTCGATGGTGGCCATGGGTCACTTCTTGAACAGTGGTGATGCTTTCTTCTGGTACCAGACCTGTTGCTTCCTGATCGCATCCTTGTCTTGTGCTTTGGCCAGGTTGGCACGGTACTGGTCAGCCAGTTTGAGTACTTTGGTTGGGTCAGTCATTGTCATCCTCCAATGTGTTTAGGTAGTTGTCTATGTAGTTGTCGCCCAGGTAACGTCTGATGATGTGGTCAGCCATGAGTGCTGAGTCAAGGAAGTTGTCGAGGTCGATGAGGTCCTCGTCAGAGAGTTTGCGCTTGCCGAGGGCGTGTTGGATGATGAGGTCATTGGCGAACCATGCGACGGCACTGGACTCACCAAGGTCGGCGATACGTGACAGGCGGGTGTAGACCTCGAGGTGCAGTTGGTCACCTAGGCCCCATTCGTCTGGCATGTCGTCTGATGCGATCGCGGTCACAGTTTGTACACCGTTCCCGTGTAGTCAACCCCTTGTTCGAGGATGAGTGTGGCAAGGCCTGGTACTGCTTCCTCACCTGCAATTAACCTGAACCAGTTGGAGCCGTTGTCCATGGTTGGTGCCATGACCAGGAACCGTGATGTGCCCCGTGGTGTGCAACCAAGTTCCGTAATACGTAAATGGTGGAAATGCCCGTGTACAAGAATGTTGGCGTCGGCGACTGGTTGGTGTCCGAACGCTTGTTGCCTCCACCATGTGGCCATGAGGTCTGGGCGTCGTGCCTGATGCCCGTGAGCGACTCCGAGGATGTGGAACCCGTCACCGAACACGTCGATTGCGAGTGACTCATCATGGGTTTGTGGTTCGACGAACTTCCAGCCGTGACCTGCTTCCTGGGACAGTCTGGCGATCTGGCGGCCGATGAACACTCCCCAGTCGTCTGTTGGTGTGCCGATGGCTTTGCCGTTCATGCGGAACTGGCAGTGGTTGGAGCCGACTGAGGCGTAGGTGATGTCTGTTGCGTACTGTGCAACACGTTTCATGGTTTGGTATGCGAGTGTGGTCGCCAGGTCCACCTGGGCCATGATGCTCAGGTCGTTGGAGTAGTTCTGTTGTGGGGCGTTGGCGTTGTAGAAGTTCTCGACGGTGTCGCCTAGGTCAGCGAATATGACCTTCTCTGGTTTCTCACGTTTGACCTGTTCGATGAGGCGTGCCTGCATGAGGGCCACACGTTCCAACAGGGTGTTGGTGTCGCCTCGGAAGTCGACCTTGCCGACCTGGAGGTCTGACCAGAGGATGACTAGGGCGCGTGGGTTAGGTTTGCCTAACTTGACTGGCTTCAGGTTCTTCTGTGCCTCAGCGATCAGCATGGGCAGGTCGATGTCTGTGGCTTTGCGTCGGAACGTGAACCGGTATGAGGTCAACCAGACGAGGTCCCCATCCTTCTGTTGTTGCCAACGTGATGTGCGAACCGGTGGTATCACCTCGATACCCTCAGGGTCTAGACCGGCGTCGCGAAGGAACTCATCGAAGTTCTCTGGTTCGTTGTCGTACCCTGGCGTGGTTGCGACACCCTCAGTGCCGTCGAACTCGACACCTGGACGGAAGTTCTTGGGTGCCTGCGCCTTCGGCGCTGGTTTGAGGTTTTCCAGCATCAGCCGATGAGCCTACATGAGCATTCGTAGGCGCGGTGTTTGCGAACTGAATTGGCTGACACCTGGATGCCAAGTTTGTTCAGTTCGGCAGTCAGCACGTGGTCTTTCCATGCCTCACGGTTCAGTAGGGCCTCCATGAGGACTTCTTGGTCGCTATCGGTCAGCCCGTCGAGTATTGTCCTCAGTTTGCACGGTAGGATTTTCACTGGAGGTTTCAGGTTCTCAAGCATTCAGGGCTCCCTTCTCTTTGTCACACTATAGCGAAAGTCTCAACCTATAGAAGAATGTCGTCCACCGGTGTGTCTAGTGCCTGCACCATGATGTGTGCGCCTGCCTCATGGAAGTCGTCGTACAACTTGTGTGCGCTTAAGGCGATGACCTGGGCGTCATCATCCCACACACCTCCATCGCTCATGGAGTCACAGATTGCCCTGACCAACTTGTCCACGTCAGGTGGCACTATCGGGAAGAACCGTTTCGTGCGACTAATCGACTTCGGTCGCTCCAGGTAGAACCACACGGTCAGTTCCACAGGCCCTGTGAGTGGTTTCTGATCAAACTCGGTCATGTACTCACTGGCGACAGTCGTGACTGCTTTCCTCCACGCGGGAAGGTACTTTGACGCCTCGATGAACCTGCCACCTGACGCCTTGTTCCCTCCGACGTAGCGCTTCGACCCCTGAGGTGCAACACGCCCTGGGACGAAGAACTCGAACATTAGAACGGCGCGTCGTCAGCGCCTGGGATGTCCACAGTAGGCCACACGTTCGACACGGCCGCATGACCGGTCTTGGACTGTGGGCTGTTGCCCTTGTTCACGATGGTGATGTCGTCGGCGCGAACCTCCAGGCTCATACCCTTCGACCCGTCACGCTTCTCGAACCGTTTGGTCTTGAGTCGACCCTTGACCTCGACCAGGTCACCCTCATGGAACCCTGCAGGGCCGATGACATTGAAATAGTCAGCGCCTACCTTCTCCCACTCTCCAGCGTCATTCTTCCTGACCTGGTTGTGTGCGATGTCGTAGACGATGCCCCAGTCGAATGACTTGACGCCGTTGACGTAACCTTTGAACTCCACCTGAATCATGGTGTATCCCTTCTAGTAGATGAACCCATCATAACCAGCACGTCTGACATCTGCCAACACATGTGATGGGGCGACACAGTCTTCGTTGCCGCACAGTCTGATGCCTGGGAGTATCGGTTCGCCGTCGTCGTCGACGGGTGTGATCTGGTCAGGGTCGAAGTATCCATGCCAGGGAAGGCATTTGCCGTGTGCCGTGTGAACGGTCTGGACCTTCCTGGCCCTGCACGATGAGCACAGACTGGTCTTGTTTCTGATGGTGTTGACGGTCCACTCGAAGCCGCAACGCTCACAGGTGATGACGGGCATCATCCTAGGGTAACTGAAATGTCGTGGAACTGCAGAGGCCCCCACCGAAGTGGAGGCCGCTGGGTCTGTAGGATTATCGGTTGCTAGGGTCGATGACCTCGTAATCAATCATGGCCATCACCGCGTCCCAAAAGTCCCTCATGGACTCCCCTGGCATCTTGGTCTGAGCCATGACCCCAATTCCACTGATGCCTCGAGAGTCGTGTCCATTCTTCCAAACGTAGGGTTCTGGTAAAGCGCACTCGAACTCATACTCATCAAAGAACATTTTCTCGGACCAGGTTGCACCTTGCTTTGCTAGCAGTTTAGTGACCTGTGTCTTGGTTGCCATTTGACTATCCCTTCTCTATATGTCAACTACTATACAGTAAGCCAAGGCACCTGTCAACTCCACGGCGTGTCACTTACAACCGAACTCACCCTCACGACACTCCCAATGCTCACCAATGTCATGCATAGCCTTCACCCAAGCCCGTGCATCAGGCACCTCAGCCGGTCCCTTCATCCCTCGAGTCACCCCAGGGATACCCAGAGGGTCACGCTCAGGGAACGGCTCATCATCCCAACCATCCCTGTTCAACCACGTCGCGG